CTACTATGATCTGAGTAAATAAAGGAGTTGGAGGAGCAAGAATATGAGGAGGATCTGTAATATTACCTGTAGTATAAGCAGGAATCATATCAGTATCAGGATTAAATATCTCATAACTAGCTGGTATAAGAACTAGTTGAGCAGTTATGTCATCAGCAGGAACAATATCTGAGATAATCATATATTCAGACTGATGTTTAGTATCAGAGAATATAAGCAGATCACCAACTGCCCCTGCTATGCTAGTACTAAATCCAGTTTCATCTGCTGCTCCACCACCATCAGCAAATTGAATAGTATTAGATTTCAATGGAGCATCTTCAGTAAAAGATGCAGGAGCATCAGCAAAATTCATCACAGGTACAAAGAAAGTAACACCATCATCTTTTCTTACTCTAATATTATAATCTCTAGCTGTAACACCATCATCTTCTAGAGTGACATAGTGTAGGGCATCACCCTCACCCCACCTAGGTTGAGATAGATGAATAGACTTTGAAGTACCTCCAAAAAATCCAATTTTTACTATCTTAATATCGTTTTTGTCTAAAGTACCACCTGAAAAATTATGAAATGCACCATCTGATAAATCATCATGACTAAGTTCAACTACAACTCTGACCCATGTATCAAATACTGTAGTAGGAAATCTCCATAATTCAGAATTAGCACCATCAGTAAGTATTTGAATAAATACATGAGTAATATCCGATTGAGAAGCCTCAAGGTAAAAATCTATACTAAATGCATTAACATTAAATTCCCAATCATTAGTACCTCCATTTAATATCCAATTAGCACCACTAAAACCATCACGACTTTGGATTGCAGTATTATTATTCCCAGTTAATTTTATTGCAGGTCTGCCACCAATAGAAACTTCAGTAGCTGTACCTACTGGTTCCTCCCAAGTTCCATTACCAGTACTAACTAGAAGAAAGTCTTCCCAGAAAAGTTTAAAAGCAACTTCATCACCTAAGACTTGGTAACCTATGATAAATCCAGTCTCAGGATCAGTAATAAGATCAGTAATTCTAACTGCAAACTGACAATTACCTGGAAGACTGTGAGCAAACCATACAGTATCTCCTCTTTTGCCTACCATATATTCCCAGTCCATTTCAACTGTAATAATCTCAGCTCTCTTTTCTAATTCTCCTAACCTGTAAGTTGCTTCTCTGACAATCTGTTCTGGATTAGTAATACCTAGATTATTTAGTACTCTATAGATAGTAGCATTACCAGGATTAAATCCTGCTCTAAATACATATCTTTCATCTCTAAGATAATCAGCTTCTTCATTATCAAATCTCATTCTAAGCACATGAGGAAGAACAGGCCAATCTTTTTGACCCTGCACATTACGAGAATTAGCTTGTGTAATATGCATTACAGCAGTTGTCTGATCTCTGTCCCAGATTACAGAATGGATACCATTCTCTGTAAAATAACTAGCTCTTGCAGCTGCCGCTACTGTATCTAAAGCAGATCTAACACTTGTTACAGAATCAAATATAAAGTTAAATGCATGAAAAAGACCAGCAGGTTCACAATAATTAGCAAAATCTAGAAAAATCTGGCCATTAATTCTACTATCAGTAATAGGTTCTCTATTGGCCTCACCTCTAAGAATCTCAGCCATTGCCCAAGCTGGATTTCTACTAGCTACAGGAGCATCCCAAGTTGAACCATTAAATTTCGAAAGTTTAGATTCTACTACACAACTAAAGGAGTCTACATTACCTCTAACAAGTTCATTAGCACTAATAATCATTTCTATAAATGTAATAGTCTTATCTAATACTAATGGAGCAGTGAATTTAATACCAGTTATAGAATTCCACTCCATTAGTCCCCATGTACCAAGAGTTTTTCTTCCAGTTCCATTTTGTTCATCTCCATATACATCTTCATCTACTCTAAAATTACCAGGGACACCTTTACCACTAGCTCTAAAACTATAACTCTTTACTTTTGATGGAGTACCTGAGTGAGGAATCTCAACACTTGCTATAACTACTCTATAATCCCCAGTAACTGGAAGTTTTATTCTAATACCTATTCTAAATGCTTTTCTAGTTTTAGCCTCAAATTGTATAAAATCTCTAGTAAAAGTTAAATCAAGGTCTGGAGGAGCTGGATCTGAATCTATAAAGCTCATATCTTTTTCAAATCCAGCTACATGAACTGTAGAATCTATAATTGCATGAAAGATTCCTATACCACCAAATGGAGTTACTACATCTGCATTATAAAGAACAGAACCAGTGTCTGGAAGACTTGTATATCCAATTAAGGGACCTAAAGTATTAGGACTTGCTTCAATATCAAAAGATCTACTACCAAATCTTTGAATACTAAATTTTCCTTCTGGAGGACCTATACCAGTATCATTATAGAGTACAGCATATGTATTTGTAAAACTAGCTTCAGCATTAAATGCTGTTTCCATTAACTCAGCTAAACCACCAGTACCATCACCCCAAAAACCACCAGGACCAAAAGTAAATGTCACAGTTACATCAAGACCACCGGGGTCTTCAGTGATAGTAAATGTCTTTGCAGTGTCTAGAGTTATATATGGAAATAAAGGAATTCTTATATCAGTATTTGCTTGTGTACACAACCAGATATGATACATCTCACTAAAAGTTCTATTATTCCCTGTATCACTTGCTCTTCCCATACCTTGTGGAAAATGAAACTCTAACAATATCTCATCAACATCATCCATATCTTCTATGAAAACTGTATAATCAGTATCATTAGTTCCATCAAAATAGTCATGTGTAGATTCAAATAAAGGTCGTGGTTCAGTAAATAATATACTTCCAAGACTATTAGGAGGACCATTATACTCAGTCTTATACTCATGGGTTAATGGTCTAAATTCTACACTATTAGGATAAATCTCTGGTTCTTCTGAAGGATGCTCAAATATTCTAAACTCTAGATCAGCAATAGAAGCTAATGGAGTATTAGATAACTGCATATCTGTTATATCGTAAGTTCCATATCCAACAGCAAATAAGGCTCTAAGTTTTTGAACATTATCAGAAGTTTCTGTGAAAGGAGTAGCAGCATGAGGAGGAAATATCTTTCGTTTACCAAAGATACGCCATACAGCCTTATTTTGGAGAATGGAATTTCTGGTTCCAGTTAAACCAGGATTACTAGCTGGATCTAAGGGAGCATCAGGCTTAGGAGTAGCCGACCTTAGAATAGCATTCACAGCTAATGAAATAGCAGTACCAATAACTGCTGTGATTAAAGCTGTAATAAGAATTACTCCTATTACAGTACCAACTTCTGGAACAACATTTACAAGTATTATCTCACCTTTTTTTACTATCCTAGTATCCCAATTTTTCTTAAAGATTGGGAAACCATTTGCTTGGACTGTAGCATAAAAGTCTTTAGGTAATTTAACAGGAGATTCTTTTATAGCCTCTGATATAGTAACTCCAGGTATAAGATCTTGCTCAAACTTTTTCTGTGTGAATGGATGTGGATAAATTACTAGCTTTGTAGTCAACATGTCGATAGCATCCTATTGCTCTATTTCGCCAAATGAAATAAGTCTCAATACATGACCCTATCATTGGCCTGCAATGTAGGATATAATCTCCCTCAAGATATATACCAACGTGAAGAGAAAAAAATTTAAAAATGATAATATCAAATTCTTTACGATCATCAATAGGTATCTCTAACCATTTATCTCTACTATCTTCTTCAGTTATACAAGATATAATACCTTCCGTATCTTTAGGATTCTCATAGTCTGAATAGATTGGTATCAGGATTCCTAAGTGTTGCTCGTATACCCCACGAATAAATCCAAAACAATCGGAACCATCCAACAACGACCTACCATTTTCAACATAAGGTAAACCTATGTAGGGAGCAGCCCAATCGGGATACATTTAAAATAACCCTGGAAATCTAATATTATCAAATATATCTGCAGGATAGGGTAAATCTTGAAGATCATCCCATCTAACTTCACCAGATATACTATCTTTATTCCACTGTATATTTCTCCACTTACCCTCCAACCACACATCTTCTATATCATTAAGAGCATTAGCTAATACAAGTTCTATCAATATCTCTGGAGCTTCTACTAAACCCCTAAGAATATTAATAAGATCAGCACTAGGCCCTTCAAGAGCAAGAATAATTTTAGCTTGTTCTTCATGAGACTCAATTGGTAATCTTAAGTCAAAAGGTAAAGCATAGAATGTATCTCCATTACTAACAATATCATTTCTAGCTCTAGCAAAACGAAAAGTACCAGCACTACCACCACCTAAGACTTGCTCAGGTAAATCAGGATGTGTAACTGTCAGCAGAAATATAGCAATTAATTCAGTCTGCTGAGAGTACATTGCCTCCTTAACTGTAGTAGAAAGAGCCATTAGGTATGTCCATATAACATATTAAGAGTTACAATATATTCCTCACCACCCTTATTTCTAATCACAGGTACGCCTTTTATAAACCATTCATGAGTAATATCTGTGAAAGGATGAGCACAATCAAAGTTCTTAAGACCAAAACTTAAATTTCCAGTCCAAAATATTTCAAATGTAATGACTTGAGTTTCATCCATGTCAAAAGTACAGACTAACTGCCCCTCACCAACAGTAGCCTTACCTCTGGTTTTAACAGGTCCAACATCAGGTTTGAATATCTCAACTACATCTGGAAATATCCACTCAAAATCTTGAGGTCTAGGCTTCTGAGGTAGACTAGTAGGCCAAGTTGCAACTGCCATTATGCAGGATGACTCCTACGTCTCACACCTGTTGATCGTGTGAGTTCTCTAGTTATAGCGCCATTCTGTTTAAGGTCATCAATGACTACTTGTCTAATAGCAACTCTCAATTGTGTACCACTACTAGTTTTCTGTTCATCAACCTCAGTAACAGTATTCGGAGGTGTAATGATTTGTAGATTAACAATACCACCTCCACTTCTTCCGTGGGATCCTACACCACCGGGTGGAATAACATCCACACGTTCGCCCGGTGAAGCTAAGAACTGTACTAGTTGACTATCA